AATAAAAATTTATGCTGGTATAAGAACAAAGGCAAAGAAACCGAAAAGAAATGGATAGATGAAGGTTGGAGCAATAAAAAACGTATTGAAATGATGGATGAAGGTTGGGAAGCAAGTTCTCCTTGGTTTGAAGAACAGGTTAGGGATGCAAACGGTGATATGCGTAAAATAGCTCAAGAATTACTTTGTTCTTTCCTTGGTTCTGGTGATAACTTTATTGCAGAAGAATATCTTAAACGTATTCAGGACGAAGAAGTACTACCACCAATTAAACAAGAATATGTAGATAAAAACATGTGGATTTGGGAAGACCCGATTATTGGTGAAGACTATATTATGGCATTGGATGCATCGCCCGGGCACGGAGAAGATAATTCTACATTGAACATGCTTAAGACTAAAGAAATTATAGAAGAAAAAATCATTACAAAAAACGGTAAAACAAAGAAATATAAAATAAAAAGGCACAGAGTTGAACAGGTTGCTGAATATTATGGTAAAGTAACTCCACAAATGCTTGCAGAAATTGCACTTATATATGGTAAGGCATACAATAATGCATATGCAGTTGTTGATATTACTGGTGGTTACGGTGTACAAACAGTTGAAAAACTACTTGAATATGGTTATGAAAACGTTCATCATGCTGAAGTAACACATAAACCAAGTAGAGATAGATTGCAGGGTTACATCAAAAAAGGTCAAAAGACTATGGCTGATGGAACGGTTTTAAATGTAGACCTGATACCCGGATTCTTCATCGGCAGTAATCGTGCTTCAGTAGTTCTTGAACTACAAAGATCAATTCACTTGAAAGACGTTATAATTCATTCAGTTAGATTATTAAACGAACTAAAAACATTCGTTACTGTTGCTGGAAACCGTGTTGCAGATCATAAACGTAGTTTTCATGATGATTCAATTATGGGATTATCACTTGGTTTGTATGTACTGAATTTTGATATGGCACGTTATAAACAAAGTAAAGGTATTACAGAAAAAATGCTTAATGCCATTATTACTGTTAATGAAATGAATGAAATTGGAAAAAGAATAAATAGCAGAACTGGTAATACAACAACCATTAGAGATACTAATGTTAAGAACAAACCGATGATTTCACCCAATAGTACATCACCATTAAATCCATATGGAGCAAATGCGTGGTTATTTAATGGCTTGAAAGAGAAAAAGAAAAATTAATATGTATTTATATTCACATGGCTTTTCACGGAGATCATAGTATTTATAAAAAAGTATAAAAAATTATAAAAATGGCTGACGAAAAAAAAGGCGGAACAATATATCAACAACTTACTCAGTTTTTGAATGTTGGTGGTATGGATTTACAAACTGCACAACCAACGATATCTGCAAGTACTCCACCTAAAGAAAGTAAAATTATTATCAAGGGTACTTCACCTGAAGAAATACATAGAAAAGGATTAGAGTTACAACAAAAACAAGAACTTCAAAATAAATTTTTTCGTACTACAGACAGGGGTTTTCAGAAAGCACTTCAATATGAAGCAGCTAGATTACCAGCATACATTGACTATGAGGGTATGGAGTATTACCCAATCATTTCAAGTGCATTGGATTTATTCATGGAAGAAACAACTACCGTTGGTTTAAATGGTAAAATGCTTAACATCTACAGTAATAAAGAGCGTATTAAAATGCTTTTAGAAGAGTTCTTTTACGATACTGTGAACGTGAATGTTAACTTACCTTTCTGGGTAAGAAATTTAGTTAAATATGGTGATAACTTTGTATTATTATATGGTGAAAGAACGAAAGGTATTACTCATGTAAAACAATTGGTTAATTATGAAATTGAAAGATACGAAAGAATTCAGAATGGTAAGCCAAGCGTAAAATTTAAAGAAAGAATGACTGGTGATGAATTCAATACATTTGAAATTGCTCATTTCAGGCTTCTTGGTGATGATAAATATTTGCCTTATGGTTCATCTGTTTTAAATAAAGTCCGTAGAGTTTTCAGACAGTTGGTTATGGCTGAAGATGCTATGTTAACTTATCGTATTATTCGTGCAGGTGAAAAGAAAGTATTCAAAATTGACGTTGGTAACATAGATGAAGACGATATTGAAGAATACATATACAAGGTTGCTACCAAGTTTAAAAAGACCGCACAGGTAGCTCCAAATGATGGACAAATTGATTATCGTTTCAACATACTTGGTAATGATGAAGATTATTTTCTTCCAGTTAGAAACGCAAATACACAAACGGGTATCGATACACTCCCGGGCGCAACCAACTTAGACGCCATACAAGATATTGAATATCTTCGTGATAATTTATTTATTGGATTAGGTATACCAAAACCATTTTTATCATTTCAGGACGCTGCTGGTGCTGGTAAAAACATGGCACAATATGATATAAGATTCTCAAAGAAAATTAATCGTATACAGCAAGCCATGATTCAGGAACTCAATAAAATGGCAATGATACATTTGTATTTATTGGGCTATACTGGCGAAGACCTTAGTGATTTTACGCTGACTCTTACTAATCCTTCAACTCAGCAAGAATTACAAAAGGCTGAATTACTTCGTGAAAAAGCACAAACATATACCGAATTAACACGTGCTGAAGCTGGTATTGCTGCAATGTCACATACTGGTGCAAAACGCATGGTATTCAATATGAGTGATAGAGAAATCGTTGAAGACTTGAAACAACAGAAAATGGAAAAAGTTGTTATGCAAGAACTTATGGATTCTCCAGTTACTATTAAGAAGTCAGGTTTATTTACAGATATAGATAAAAGATTTGGTGAACCCGAAGCTGCATTAATTGGTGCTCCTACAAGTGGCGGTACTGAAGGTATGCTTCCTGCTGGTGGTGCTCCTGCTGGAATGCCTCCTGCTGGTGGTGGTGGAATGCCTCCTGCTGGTGCTGGTGGTGGAATGCCACCTTTAGCTGAATCAAGAATGACTGAACAGCAATATAATGATCATTTGGAGAAATTGGTGTTTGGTACAACTAAACGACCAGAACAGAAACAGGAAAACAGGCATAAAGAAATCATTAAAGAAAATAATGAAATCAATACGAAATTAAATAAAAACGCTGAAGATATGATTAATGAAATCAATGTTTTACTTAAGAATACTGAAAGCATTAATGAACGAAAAAAACTTAATGAAGCAGAAGACATTGATTTTGAAAATATTGAGAACATCGAATTAAATGAATAAAAAACTATAATGAAAATAGAAGAATTTCTTAGAAAGAACGGAAAGAAGTATAACCTACGAGTTATTGGAGAAAAGAATGATAAACTTCACATTGAAGTCCAAACATTAGGATGGGATGGTGAGGGGTCGATAAAAGAATATCTTATCAAAGATGGTTCTATATTTCCAATTGAAACAGAATTAAATGAATAATATAATAAACGTTTATATTTAATTACAGTATTTATAATAAATCAAAACATAACTATGCAAAGCATCAATATAGGAATCGTTAATTTAGTAGTTTCTAAGAAATTAAAGGACGCTTACTTTAGTAATACTTTAATTGAAGAATCGAAACAATTGACTAACAGCTTTTTCAATATAGTAAAAAATTCTCCAATCTTACAGTTGGAATTTAAAGTGTTTAGTAACATTGAAAATAAACATATTGAAAATGATATGATTGCAACTCGTTATATTGACAATAACATTAAGTTGTTTGAAGTCTGGACACTTAATGAACTTGAAAAAGAGCACAAGAAGTTAACACCTTTTCTTACTGAAGACATTCAGGTTGATGACGACAAAGTAGAATTATACATTGCTGTTGGTAATTTGATTAAAGAATCTCTTAGTAATTACGACATTGTAGATGTTGATAACATTCATGAGTCATTCGAAACAGTGTTAAAACACGTTAAAAACATCAAGCAAAATATTAGTGAAGTTGTTGAACCCATAGAGCTTATAAGTGAAGACGTAATAGAAATTGCAGTCAATAAATTCAATAGTAAATACGAGTCTTTATCTGAAAATGATAGAACTTTGCTTCAAAAACTTATAAATTCAGACGATAAGGCAAAAGAAAATCTTCTTGAAAACTACAAGAACGAAAGCATTTCTATATTGGAAAGCGTACATGAAGAAAATGCTATTGTTAAAGATAGAGTAGCAAATACTGTCAAGGCACTAAAGGAAATGAAATTCAGTTCAGAATCTGTGGATGACGATATTATCAGACTTCATGAATTAAAGAAAGACTTGTTATAATTTACGCAGTATTTGGTGAGTCAAAAAAATCTTTTTTCATCATATTTAAATCAATTTCATTTTTAGGGTCTCCATTTCCTTTAACCTTACCTTGTGGGGTAAATTGCCAAATTGTCCATCCTTCATTTCCTTTTTTGGGGTCAGGATTAGGCTTTGCCCATGCACTTGCAATTTTTGGGTTACTTACTTCTGGAGTATATGGATATTGAGCATGCCATAAAGTAATATTATTAAAATTACCTGTTGTATGATCATCAAGCCAAGGTTTACCGCTATAAAGAATGGTATTATATTTAGCAGCTTTTACTACTTCTAAAAATTTATTAATCCATAAATTGTTATTTGGTTTAAATGTTGTCCATTTATCATTTAATTTTTCATTATCTTCGATATCCAATATTAATGGGAAGTCAGGTTTTGGTAAACCATTTACTGTGCTTAGAAAGAAGTTTGCCTGTGCTGTTGCGTCTGCAATAATATCAGCGTTAACGTTTGCACCTTTATATTGTTGTGCATAGTGGTAATAACCTATTTTAAGTCCCGCTGCTTTTGCTCCTTTGGCATTATTTGCCACTTGACTATCTGCCCATTTTATACCCTGAGAGGCTTTTATAAGTGCAAATTTAATTTCTGGATTGTTCTTACTTGAATCTGTATTTAATTTGCTGCTACTAACGGCAAGATTCCAATTAAAATTTTTTTGCCAATGTGAAACATCTACACCATAAACAGAATTAAAATCGTCTAATCTTGCCTGAGATATTGATGGTGCTAATGCTCTTGTAGCTTCACCAGCACCTTGTGTATATGGATTTGTTTGATCAGAATCTCCACCATCATATCCTAAGATTGCTGCTGCATTTAATACTCTTGGTACGGGATATCTAAGTATTTTAGTACCAGAGAAACTTGTGGTCATTTTATTAGGTTCAATTATATGATCAACACTTAAAATGATATATGCTCCACTAAATAAAGGCACATTTTCTAATTGAAAATATTGTGTTGGTTGTATCATAGCATTACCTAAGCCAATAATTGTAGCACGATATGCCCTGTTTTCATAAAGACTATATAAGTTCTGTCCTTTAGGTACTGGTGACTGTATTTTATTATCACCTGCTAACCTTGCCAATATTTGTATTGATTCGTTTGTTTCGGGATATTCTTTACTATCAATCTTAATATCAGTAAACATTGACTGGTTTTGTTCACCAAATCTAACCCTGAATGCACGTACTGATCTCCAAGGAAATCCAGCATTTTTTGTTTCTTGTTTGCCGTCTTCTGAATTCATATCAATTGTTGGTGGTTTTGTTTTAAAATCAATAGTTGCCTGACTACCACCTAAATCTATAATACCATCATCAGTAAAACCGTTTGCAACACCAGTAGGATAACTTGAAGAACCACCAATATACATACAAACAAATGCTGGGGTTGTAAGTGCATTTACATTTGTACTAATTTTAAACGAATCAATCCAGCCATTAGTGCTTGCATTATTACTCGCAGACTTAATGTTATTATTGCCATTACTTTCTGCCATAAAGTTTTGCAATGGAAAGAATTCGAATCCGTTTAGTGACAATAATTGTGATATTACACTAAAAATTGAAATGTTTGGGTCTTCAAGCATTTGTGAAAGAATTTCACAATTTAAAATAGTATTACCGATTGGATTCATTGCTCTGTCAACAAATGCAAATGAATCAATTAATCTTTTTCCATTATTATTAGGATAGCCTTTGTCATTGTTAGTTGCATCAGGATTTGTAAGCCATTTATCATTAATATTTTTAAATGAATAATATGTTTGATTTACAATATCTTCATCACCTTTTAATTTCTGTTGAGCTGTTTCTTCTTTTTTTAAATCCTCTTGTTTTGTGTTTATATTCATCAATAATTCAGTAAAAAATGTTTTAAAGAAAGAGTTGTTAACACTTTTTATTAATAATGCATTCGAAATTTCGACACTAG